CAGCGTGCACCACTGCCGCCGCCCGTTCGCGGCGCAGGCATGGCTTGAGGCGACGCCGATAGATGACATCGGCATGCCGCCCACCGAGACGGAGCCGTGCCCGGGGTGGGAGGCGAAGGAGGTGGACGGCAAGCCCCTATGCGCGGAGCATGGGTTCGACCCCTCGGACACGAGCGAGGATCCGTTCGGGGAGGTGGAGTGATGTCGTCTGCATACGCGGTACTGAGGGTTCGTGTGGAGCCAGCGGACTTCGACGATATGGCGGATTCCGACGAGGGACTGAGCCCCATCGAGTCCCCCAGCCCGTTCACGCCGGGAGAGGTCATCATCTTCCAGGAGACCAAGGACGGCGTGGACACGGACAGGACGTGCCTCAAGCTCGTGAACGCGATCGTCCTCTGCGACGATCCACACCACCGAGGACTGGCCGTCGCCCTGGTCTCGCTCTCGCCAGATCACGAGCGCATCGTGCGCGGGGCGATGGCACTGCAGGATGGTCAGCCATGAGCGACAACCAGGATTTCTACGACCGCATCGAACAGCACCTCGCAGCCGCCAAGAGGATGGCCAGGGATCAACTCGATGACCCGACGAACGATGATGTGCTGTCGCTGCTGCGGCAGATCTGCCTGGAGCAGAGCCGGCTGGTGATGGCGGCGGCGAAGAAGGCGGCGAAGAAGGCGGCGAAGAATCCCGCGAGCAAGGCGGACACGGGCAGGGCAACGAAGGCGCATCAACGTGAGACGCACGTGACACCGCCTAGAATCGACGCCACCGCGCTACCCTTACGCGGGTATGCCGAGAGCTACGATCGCGCTTAGGCGGCGGCTGGCATAGGTAGAATGGCTGAAACGGGGGGATGGATAGGAGGGATCGTGGGAGATCGGAAGATCAGGAAGATGCTTGCGACGGTGACGATCGGCGAAGGGTACGACGGCACAGTGAACGACGCGTGGACGGCTCCCCCGGAAGTCGACGACATCATCGATCACCTGCTGGAGAGGCCGGTTGATGCGCTCGATGTCATGCGCGCGCTGTCAACCGCCAAGATCGCAGGACCATGGGAAGGCCCCGACTTCTTTGGCAGACATCATCGGGCGTGCGCCGAGGGAATCGCCGCGTGGGTGTACGACGGCGGTGGAGACTCGCAGCATATTTCCGGCTGCGTGACCGCGGCAACGAAGCATGCCGCCGATCGCGCCCTCAAGGCAGCAGGGTGGGTGCTTGCTGACGAGGTGCCGGAGTGATCCGCCGATCGCCACCAAAGATCCGAACACAGCCCTACGTCATCACCACGAGGAAGCGAGACGGCGGCAACGCCTACGCCACAGGGGCGGCGACGTATGCAGGGGCGCTCGCGAGGATCGCCATGATCCGAAGGTGGTACCCAAGGACGGAGACGGAGATCGAGCACGGCAGCGGCGAGCAAGGGAGGCTGTTTTGATCCGCATCACCGTACCAGGAGAGGCCCGCCCGTGGAGAGCTTCGCAGACCGTCAGCAAGGGCGGACGCACGTGGACCCACCGAGAGGATGGCCAGGAGGAACAAGAGCACCACGTCAGGCACTACGCAAGCGAGGCCATGGAAGGCCACGAGATCATGGAGGGGCCGGTCGTGCTGTCGATCACGATCTACCGTGCTCGAGGGCTGAAAAGCATGTCGGGTGTCAAGCGAGACGCGGCGCTGTACGACCTCGTGAGGCCGACGACGCGGCCGGACTCCACCAACTTGTGTAAGGCGATCGAGGACGGGCTGTCCGGCGTGGTGTTCGTGGACGACTCGCAGGTGGTGGAGACGACGATCCGCAAGCGGTACGGGATGCCGCCGAAGGTGATGATCAGCGCGAAGGAATGGGAGCCGGATACATGGAGGCTGTTCGACTTCGAGCGCAAGGGCAAGCGCTGGGCATCGTGGCTATTGAAGAACCTCCCATCGTGGCTCACGGTTCCAGATGCCTGAGTGCCGCACCGCCGCCCGCTGCCCATGCTGGCGACAACACCACGACGAGAAGACCCAGGTGCTGCACATCGTGCTCGATCTCGCCCTGCTGAACCTGGATCGCATGTACGACATCCGCAACCCCGTACGCGCCCCCGATGGAGGATGGTGGGGACGGTGGGATACCGACGGCACCGAGATCGCGATCGTGCCGGATCGGTTCAAGGCGGAGTTAGACGATCGTGGCATCGAGTGGATGCCGATCATGCGTCGGCTCAAGATCGAATCGTGGGCGACGATGACGGACTCCACGTGGTGCAGCCCTGTTAGGATCGGCGATCAGCGTAAGAGGTGCGCACGCTTCCCGATGGAGGCATTCATCGAGGCGTTGGATGCAAATCCAAACACGCTTCGTGAGCCTCGCGCACGCGCCCGCGCCCTGTAACTAGTCACATACCAAGCACCTATGTCCTAGGATCGGAGCTATGGCTTCTCTAAAGGCAGCGTTCCGAGGGATCGGAGTTAAGAGGGGTGAGAACCAAGGAATGCCGCGCACGCCCGGCATACCATCCCCTTCACGCGCGCGAGGCATCGCCCCTTTCTTGCGCCGATCTTGCACCTGCTGCGATCCCCGTGGTAGCGTGCTCACGAGTGGCCGATCAACCGACTTCACCCCGTCGTCTGCCGTCTCCCAAGGTCACTCATCCTTGGCGGGCGGCGGGGTGCGTTGGAGGGCATATGCCGGTAGATGACGGGTGGAGCGAGGACGGCGACTCGTACAGCCGGATCGGACAGGATGACGACGGCGGGCTAGTGAAGCGCCTCGGGCCGGGATACATCGAGTATCTAGACGCCGACGAGATCCGGGCAGCATTCGACCGCCGCGACGCTCGGATCGCCGAGTTGGAGGCAGCGCTGGACGGCTCGCTGAGAGAGGGTGAACCGTGCCCGTGGTGCGGTAAGCGTCGTGATCCTCACCACGCGGAGTGCCCGACTGCCGCCCTCATGGGTTGGGGAGTGGAGACGCCATGAGCGACGAACGCACCCTCACAACCCTGTGCCGCCGCCTTGACGCCGATCACGCCCTCGACGTTGACGCGGTGGACCCGACGCCCGCCGACATCGTGGCGCACCTGCTGGAGCGGCCTGACGATGCTTGGGAGGTGCTGCTGCAGCTTGCCGGGCGTGTGGCGGGGCCGTGGGTGGACGAGACGATCCCCCGCGGGGAGATCATGCGCCGCTACCGATACGGAACAACATGGCTACTTATCGAGGCCGAGTCGCTACCGGCCGGATTCGTCGACGTGAATTCATACGCAGGTAAACGCCCTGCGGTGCAGCATGACAGCATGGCCGACGCCAAACACGCCGCCGACGCCGCCCTCACCGCCGCCGGGTGGGTGCTCGCGGACAAGGAGATCATCGGCCGCACCATCGACCACGGCGCTACCGGCGCACTCGCCCCCACCTGCGGGCCTCGGTTCGGGGCGGACGATGACTAGTTGCCCCGACTGCGGTTCCCCGCTGATCTCCATCGGCCCGCTTGTGGAGTGCACAGGCTGCGCCTACGGATGGGAGTCCGACGGCCCGATGACCGGCGAGACGAAGGACGCGATCGGTGGATTTGTCGCGTATCTGCAGGCCCTGAGCCTTCGCCAGCGACGCGACGCCATGCTGGAGCTACTCGACCACGCGTGCCAGCGCTGCGGCTCTGAGCTGCCGAAGTGGGGGCCGTGCGAGGTGTGCGGGCAGTTGCGGCCGGATGACGAATGACCCTCCCCACCCTCACAACCCACCCCCGCTACCTCGCCCTCCCATGGGCCGGGTGCCTCGCGGTCAAGATCAGCAAGTCCAGCGACGCGCCGTTCGTGCCTGACATCGACTCACCAGCCTTCCTCGGCCTGATCGCTGCCGAGATCGTGGCATGCGGGGGCACGGTCGATCCTCACTTCCGCGGCAACGTCATGGCGTTGGACCTGCTGGAGCTGTGGCGGTTGGAGGACATCAAAGACACGTGGCTTGAGCGGCTGGCGGCGCGGAAGGCGGCTAGGAAGCCGGTTGCTGCGCGCGGGTAGCTACTCCACCATCTCCCACACGAAGTCAAGCATCGCCATGCACTCGGCCCTGCGCTACGGCAGATGGCGCCATGTTCTGCGTTTCCTGATGCCGGAGATGGCGCTCGGTGTAATTCCGAACCTTTTTGACAGCGCGACCCCCGTCTCATTAGACGCCCGAATCTCAAGAACCTGCGCTTCGTTCAATTTCGCGGTAAAACTCTTCTCCCCACGCAGCGAAGTGCCGTGCCGCACCCTGTCCTCTCCGTTTTCCTTCAACGTTCCCCACGCGAGATTATGGGGAACGTTGTTGGTTTGCTGGCCGTCGAGATGACGAAGCACAAGGCCAGTTGGCCTCGGGCATATGAAAGCCTCAGCTACCAAGGACGCGACTGATACAGATCTTCCTCTTTTTCTTTTGTCGCGCAGCCCTGCCCTCAAGTAGCCATGGCCAACAAACAGGGTTAGCATGTGGGGGGAGGTGGCCCTCTCGTTTCCTGGGCCGTATCTGTTCCACGACCGAACACGCCCGATGCTGCTGACTTCGTACAGCGGCCATCCGACTGCTTCTCTCCAATCCTCTTCCATGCCAACCTCCACACCCCCGCCTTGGGTTGCGTTGAACCCAGGAGATTCCCCAAGGCGAGGATGGGAGTAGACGGTTAACTGATTCAACGCAGAACCATCATAGCACACCGCCTGCGTGCTTTACGCCTAGAGGTTCCCCATCATCCCGCTCGCGTACCATGCGAGTTGTACGCACTCCGCATTGTCCCTCGCTTCCGGTGGAGTCGTCGCGTAGCACCACGCCTCGTCGCCTTCATCCAACTCACCGACACGCCGGTTGCAGTCGGCGTACACGTCGTTCCACGTCTCGCACGGCTCAACCTCGGCCATGGGGAACACGCTGCCGTCGTCGCCCGGCCGGTAGTCGTCTTCGGCATAGCAGTACATCGCCGTGTGGTTGTCCTCCCACGTGCCCTCGCAGGTGACCCACAGATCCGCGAAGGCCGCGCACCTGCGCTCGCAGTCGTTGGAGTAGCAGCCCGCGAGGGTGGCGATCAGGATCAAGGGTAGGTAGCGCATGAGGCCCTCCTGTATGGATGTTACACGATGCGGCCGGGATTATTCCGTCACCACGTGCCGCAGCCTGTCACCGTCCCACAGATGCGGCGATCGGAACCCGGCCGCCAGCTCATGCAGGTAGCCTCGCGACATCTCAGGCACCTCGAGAGCCGCGAACGCCTCGGGCATCTCACCACGCCTCACGGACAGGTACGCCATCACGTCGTCGGCGAAGCGCTCCGGCCACTCGTGGTCGAACCGCCGCACCAGCGCCACGCCCTCGGCCCGGGTGATGTCCCCGCTGCGGATCTCCTGGGATGCGTCGTACGTGGCCCGGCCGATGCCGAATTTCACGCGCGTCGTCCAGTAGTGGAAGTCGTCGATCTTGTCGTCGATGGAGTTGTACTTGCTGTAGGTGCCCGGCGTGCGTTCCGGTGACGCCTCGAATCCGCCGTGCTTGACCGCGTAGTAGTACGCCGACTGCGGGTGCCATCGCAGGTAGTAGCCGAGGTAATGCACGTCCACGCCGCCCGCGTCGAGGGCATCGGGATCGGCTGGGAGGTACGGGGCCAGGTTCGATCCTCGCACGCCGTACCGCTCGCCGAGTTCGGCCACGGACACGCCCGACAGGTAGACGTCCCGGGGATCGGTGGCGGTGAAGTACCTGTGACTGCGCACCGCCGTCTCCGTGTCGATCTGCGGGTTGCCGTACTCCGCCTCGTTCTCGCCGTAGAACACGAGCCGCAGCCCGTGCTGCAGCGCCACCTTGGGAGCAAGCGCCTTCTGCCCGACGATGAACGGCTGAAACGGGTGGAACAGGTGCTGCACGGCCAGCCGCGTGAGCAGCCGGTGCACGCGCCCGTTCGGCGTGTAGAGGATGTTGTCGATGCCGGAGTGAATCCACCGTTGGAAGTTGGCCCACCCCCACGGCGTGTACATGTGCGGCGCCCACGTCACGGTCAACGGGTGCATGCCGTAGACGGTGCTGAGCACGTGCGAGGCGTAGAAACTGTCCTTCCCCCCCGATCCCGGGCACAGGCAGTCGTAGGAGCCGTCTGCGCTGCGGTACCGATCGCACAGATCCCGCAACTCGCGGTCACGCTCGGCCCAGTCGGTGAGCGCCTTCGCCTCGGCCACGCGGCACGCATCGCACACGCCCTCGTCGTCTAGGTGGATCGTGTCCTTGCGGCTGTCGGCGGTGTGCTGGAATTCCACCGCGGAGTTGGGCCGCTGGTTTGAGATGACGCAGCGGGTGCAAAATTGGACGTCAGGCGGTAGGCCGTACAGGGTCTCTGTCATGTCGATACCTCTCCCACCTCACCCGCTGCCGGGCGGCGAATTCACCATCACAGATCGAGCACCGCGCGCGTCGATGCGGGGCGGCCTCTGTCGGCTGTGTGAGCGCAACCCCATGAACGGCGCAGTGGGTACGCTTCCGCAGCCTTCGCGCCTCGATGCCGAGCCCGTGGGCATGCTTGCGCCACCCATGGGCGTGCGCGCAGCCTCGACACGTCCAGCCAATCACGGGCGAGTAATCCTCACCCCACGCCGCGGTAAGCGCCATCCGCTCGCACGTCGCGCTTCTGCCGCACTCGCATCGGAACCGCAGCTCCAGCGCCGTCAGCGCCTCACGTGGCCCGACGCGGTAGCGGTCGCGCTTGAGGGTGCACGGGCGCTCGTTGCCGTGGATGTCGAGGCGTAGGCGGGTCATGGCTTGCCGTCGATGATCTTGAGCATGTCGTCTGCGATCTCGTCGGCCACGTCATGGCGCTCAAGCCACGCCGCCCGATCCTCGCCGTCCATGTCGTCGCGCGGGCGATCTCCGTATGAGGCGTTGTCGCAGGCCAACTCACGAAGCGCGGTGATCTTGGCTTCCAGCACATCGCTCATCACCCTCGCCTCGTCCAGCCGTTGAGCCAGCAACAGGCAGTCATCTGCCGCCATGGTTGCGGCCGGGCATTCGTCACCTTTGGCGAACATCTCTGCACGCTTCACAACCTGCCGCTCGTCGTCTGTCAGGTACTCCATCACCGCCTCGCTTTCACCCAGATACTTGCACATGGACAAGCACATGTGCAACCCTACCACCCATGCCAAAGCTCACCGAAACCGCGGTGCTCGCCATCCTCGCATCCCCGCACACCGATCGGTTCGTCGCCGAGGTGCACGGGGTGTCGCGGGCCACGATCCGAGACGTGCGCACCGGCCGCTCATGGAAGCGCCTGCACGCGGTAGCGGCCGCCTCAGACGCCATCGACCGCGAGGGCTACGCCGAGATGGTACGGCTACAGCGGCAGCGCGCAGCGAGGCGCACAAGCCCCTTGACGGCTGCCCTCGTGATGGAGATCCGACGCTCCACCGAGTCACAGGCAGCGCTTGCCCGCCGACTGGGGATCGCCCGCGGCACCGTCCAGAATGTCCAGGCGGGGCGGACGTGGGGCGACGTGCGCGAGCATGAATCAGCGGCGACGCAGCCGCGGAATGGAGCTCCATGAGGAACAACGGAGTTGACATGTTCCTGGCATGCCCGAAGTGCGGAGAGAACGCCGTCAGGCGGCACACAGAGGACGGCACGAATGGCGCGTGCAACCACTGCGGGGTCGTGCTCAACAGCGAGCAGATGGAGCGCCCTCTCCGTAGGCCGATCGTGCCGAACAAGGAGTGGGCGATATGGCAGAAGTGGCTCAGGGAGCGATAGCACCATGACCGCCGCCAATCTCCCCCGCCCACCGGGGATCACGTCTGCCGAGGTCAGGGACGCTCACGACCTGCAAGCCGCGGTCACGGAGCTGTGCAGGCTCATCCGCATGGAGGGCGTGTTCGACGGGCTGAGGTGGGCAGCGAGGGGCGGAGAGATGGCATCGGAACATGACCTGAACATCCGATACCTGCGGGTGCACAACGCGCGGATGGGTGCCGAGGGGCAAGCGCTGCGGTTCATCAGGGAAGCGGGGAAGGCATGACACCGGAAGAGATCGAGATCGCGAGGGAGATGGCGGATCACCCCGACTGGACGTGGTCGACCGCGGTGCTGGTGAGGCATCGGACGCTCTACGACGTGCTGTGGACCCGCATCGGAGAGGACGGGCTGACACTCTCGCTGCGGATGTCGGATCTCATGGACGATCCCATCCCCGATCTCGATGACCCCGCCACGCAGGGTGTGGTGCTGGCGCAGGTGCGGGAGCGGCTGGAATGGCGGCACGCGCACGTGGTTCCCGTTTCCGCTGGCGGCGAGCCTGGGTCTCGAGACTGGGCCGCGGATTACTGGAGCGTCAGCCGGTCATGGGAGGACGTCTGGGCAATGACGAACGCGCCAACGGGCCCGACGTACGGCGCCGCCCTCGGCCGCGCGTGGCTGGCGTCGAGGGAGAAGCCATGAGCGAACCCGAAGGCCCCAAGATGGTCATCGACACCACGCCGACGAACGCGCCGCTGACGTGCGCCAACTGCTCACGGTGGTTTCAAGGGCCATTCGACGGCCCAGCGTGGGGAAGGTGCAGGATGATGCGAGTGGATTACCACCACGAAATGTTGACCCGCGCCGATCACGTATGCCAGTCCCACAAGTGGCGAAAGGAGCCGACGCCATGACCCACCACCCACCCCTCAACCGCCGCCTCGTGGTCATGGTCGACGAACAGATCCGGGAGTACCTTGCCCGCCGTGCCCGCGATGGCCGCTGCTCGGTCGCGCACTACGTCAGGGGGCTGATCGTGCGGGACATGGTGAAGGAAGCGGTGAAGGCTGATCGTGGCGAGGGAGGCGAGGATGGATAGGCCGAAGTGGGGGACGTGTGGATCTCCCTGCAGATGGAATCGTCCGACGATGGTACACGTCTACGGTACGGACGACGTGATCCACGTCTGCGACCGCTACCCGCACACAGAGCCAATCCCATCGAAGAACACCTGCGGCGAGTGGGAGCCGCCCGAAGGCCGCGTGTGTGGGACGTGTGAGTGGTGGGCCAATCCAGCCACCAACGAGAAGGCAAGATACTGTCTGACGCGTCCCATAGGGCCAACGGCTCAACTGCACGGTTGGGCCGACACATGCCCCGCATGGCGCTGGACCGGCCCATCGCCCACCTGACACACCCGCCTGACACACCTGACACACCGCCCTTGACACATGCGCCGCAACGGTGCAGGATCTCGCCCAAAGGAGATCCCATGCCGCAAGTAGGTTACGAAGTCCGCCTCTACAACAAGGGCGGGCAGTACGTCTCGGCCGAGGCTGACGACGAGAAGGACGCCACCGAGAAGGCCGAGGCGAAGTTCGAAGACTACTTCGGCAAGGCTGAGATCGCGCAGAAGATCGTCAAGCGCCCCGAAGACTCCACCCCGCTCGACATGAGCTTCCACGGTCGCCTCGGCCGCAGCCTGCAACGCCTGCGCGTCAACGCCGACAAGACGCAGAAGCCCGTTGCTCAGGCGGTGGGCACGTCGCCATCACAGCTCAGCAAGTGGGAGAACGGCCACGACGAGATCGGCTCGCGCAACGCGGACAAGTTGCTGAAAGCGATCGGCGCCACGGTCCCGGATCTGATCGCGGAGATGTCGACGGAGTAGCCCGTGCCACCCAAGACCCGCCGATTCCACGTGATGCTCACTGACGACCTGTTCGACCACCTCAAGCGCCGAGCAGACGAGCGCCTTACGTCAATGGCCCAATTCGTGCGTGATCTCGTGCTGCGGGATCTCGTGCGCAACCCACCGAGAGAGAGCGATGACGAAAAAGAAGCCCGGTAAGAAGCCGACGACGAAGCCCACGCCCGCGAAGATCGCCGCTGCCATGGTGGCGAAGATCGATCGGGCACTCGCGACCGGCGAGATCGGGATTGACGATGACGTGCAGGCGCTGGCCGTGTGCGTGACGAGGGCGGACGCCTACGCCGTTGTAGAGGCCCTCGAAGGATCGGGGTGCATGGTGCGTGTCGACGACAGCACGCCGAAGCGTGGATACCGTGTGACGGCGTGGAAGCGGGGGGACGCATGACCACGTGTGATGTAAGCCGCGGCGTCGTAGAGCTCCACAGCACGGCGGGCGGGATCACCTATCGCCTATGGATCTTCACCACCGCGATCACGGCGGTACAGGACCGCATCGAGCGCGACAACCCCGATCAGCCATTCGAGATCCGCCCCGGCGCGATCGTGATAGCAGGCACGGGTCACGGCGTGAACGAGTCGCCCGAAGAGGTGCTAGCCGCCATCGACCGCGCGGGGTTCGTCAACAGCGAATTCGAGTCGATGGAGCCGGATACCATCGTGATCGAGATGGACGGCGCGAGGGTAGCCGAGGCCGTCGCGAAGAGGATGCCATGAACGTCGCAGCCCCACTGCTCCAAACCGTCGAAGCGCTCCACGGGTTCGTCGACCTTCGCCGCGAGGCGATCAGCAAGCGACAGCGGCGGATCGTGCAGTGCCGACGGTGCTGGTACTTCCTCCCAAGCGCAGGCGAGGCCGACGGCAACCCCGAAGTAGGCGTGTGCCGCTTCAGCCCGCCGATCCACATCATCGAGTCCACGCAGACGCAGGTTCCCGGCCCCGACGGCAACCCCACGCAGGCGGTACAGCAGCAGGCGAAGTGGATGTTCGGGCGTACGGGCGCGTTCGACTACTGCAGCAAGTGGCGGCCGTGGGCGAAGTTGTGGACGCTGGCGTTCCGGAGGGTGTCGTGAGCAACAAAACCAAGGTGAACATCAATCTAGGATGCCCAGCCGTGATCGGTGTCGTCTTCGGCGCCCTGTTCGTGACGCTCAAGATCTGCGGCGTGATCGAGTGGTCGTGGCTATGGGTGACCGCGCCGCTGTGGGGATTGCCCGTCTTCGGCCTGTCCGTGGCTCTCGTGCTCGCTGCCGCCGCGGGCGGCCTGTTCGCCGTGTCGAAGGTGGTGAAATGATCCGCCATCTGCCCGCCGAGATGACACCCGATCTCGTGGCGCTGTCGGATTGGCTCATGGATCAGCGGTTCGAGATGAAGCCTGACGGGTACGCTGCCAAGGACGGCGAGCGCATCGCGTGGCACATGTGGCAAGCGAGGGTCACCGACGTCCCCTGCACGCCGTACGAGACGAAGGACGTTCACGGCTTTCCCATTATCAAGCAATCGAAACCGGCGATCGACCTGACATCATGGCGCACCTATGGCGTCTTGCGCGGCATCCTCGCGCACTTGTCGCCGCTTGGCGATGTCGAGTGCTACCCGTCCAACCGTGGCGGCCACGTGTTCGTCGTCGTCGGCTGCGGCGGGCACACGCACGAGCGGAAGCTAACCCGGATCGAAGCCGTGATCGACGCTATCCAATGGCACACGAACAGCGAGGAACGATGACCAAACCAACCGTGAAGTCCCTCACAGCCGACCTCGCAGCCCTCGCCGAGCGCGTCGAACACCTCGAGGGCGCGATCCAAGTCCTACGCCGCGCAGACGCCGACAACGCCTTCGACGTGGAGACGCTGCGGCACAAGCTCGCGATCATGGCCAGCGGGATCGAAGACCAGGACACGCACAAGGTACTGCAGGAGCATGAGGCGTATGCGGCGCGGCAGGTGCAGCTACGCGGCTTCCCCATGCACGACTTCGTGACGGCTGGCCACAACGGGCTTGCTTGGGTCACAGGCGCGATCCAGGAGATCGACGGCGAGGCGCGGATCGAGATCATGGCCATGGACGGGCCGTTCGCCGAGTTGCGCGGGCGCGTGTTCACCGGGCCGACTGCACAGGATGCTGTCGAGACGGCGCGGTTGGTGATCGAGCCGTTGGCGCGCAAGGTGGTGGGGGGCGGCGAGGATGGGTGATCGGGGATTCAAGCCGAGCGTGCCGTCAAGCGCGGTGCTAGACGTCTACTCCGGCGTCTACAACGCGGATGGCGTGTTCATCCCGCGCTTCGGCATAGCGCCGCCGCTGTCCAACTTCTCCATGTGGACGGGCGCCAGCGCGGGCGTATCAGCAGCATCCACGCCACCGCCCCGCGAGCCGAAGGAGCACGAACACGACGCATGGCATCCTGAACGCGGCTACCTCACGAACCACGAACTCGGCGACGTGACAGACGACAAGACCATGACCGACTTTCACATCGGGCAGTCCTACGACGACGATCCCGCGGTTACGATCTTCTGCAAGCAATGCCTCGGCGACTCGTTCCTAGTCGGCTTCGGCCACTGCCTGACGGTGATCAAGTGCAAGGAATGCGGGTGGGAGTCGGCGGTGCATGATGGGTGAAGCATGACGTTTATCAAGCCGATCTGGTGGGTGCGCTTGATTCGGATCTTACTGCGGCCGTTCTTCCTCCTCTCGCACAGCGTGTCAGGGTGGCTGTCGTCTAACTCGGCGCTCATCTTGACCCGTGACGAGAACGGGCGCGAAGTCCGGATCTACCCCGTCCACGTGCTCGGCTTGACGGACAACAGCCACGACAAGGACGGCGAGCGTGTGCCGGTCGTAGCGCTGTACACCACGCTTGGCCGGTACAACTTCCGCTGCACGGTGGCCGAATTCAGGCTCAAGCTAGACGACGCCGCGGGCATCGTCGACGACCTGCTGTTCGAGGTCACCACGCCGGTGTTCCCCGACGGCACGCAGGAGAACATGGAGCAGCGGGAGACGCTCCTATCATCCCGTGGCGTGTTCTCGATCCACCCGATGATCCGCGAGGGCGAAGACGACCCCTACGGCACTCGCATCGTAACGGCGTGCGGGTACTTCACCGCCATGGAGACGCCCGACGAGGTGCTGCTGCGGGTGAACGCGACGGGGTTCAAGCGGTTCACAGAGGGCGAGCCCGTGATCGTCTCCCCGCCGCCGAAGCCCGATGCTGCCGAAGACGAGCCGATCGCAGCCGACGAGCCACGGGGCTACACCGAGACACCCACGCCCGACGGCACCGTGACGGCGTGGAAGGAAGTCAACGGGGAGGGCGAGGAATGACCGACAACACCGACGACTTCGGCCTCACATCCGAGTTCGTCAAGTCGTGCCGACTCGTCAGCGACGGCACGTGGTGGGTGAAGGGCGAGATCGTGGAGTGCGTCGACTGGTACGAGGGTCACGGCTACGGCCTGTTTCGTGGCCCGCACGCATCGCTAGGTGAGAGCATCGAGTGCAAGCCGAAGGGCGATATCCACATGGACGAAGACACCGCGAACCTCACCGAGTTTGACATCTACACGCCCGATGGCGTGCTGTGGCGGGCAGCGGTGGAGGATGACGACGAATGACCGACGAAAGCGTGACCGTCACCCACGAAGACGGCGAGGCCGTCATCCGGTTCCCATGCGACGACAGGCGCAGAGCGCAGCGCGCGGGGCGGGCGGTGGCCGAGTGCCTGAGCGATGGCGAGCCACGGCTCCCCGAGGGGCACTACATCACGGCAGACGGCCACGTGTGCGAGTCGTTGAGGATCAACGGGTTTGTGTACCATATCCCGCAGGAGCCCTACCGCGATCCCGATTACCCCACCGTCGTTGACGACTGGATGCAAGACGGCGAGCTACATCTTCGAATGTCAGACGACGTGGAATACGCGATCCCCGTGAAGGCGGTGGACAAAGGTGGTGACGAATGACCGCCCTCCCACCACGCCCGCAGATGTCGCCGGAGCAAGAGCGCGCGGCGTCCATGTCAAACACCGTCGCCGCGTTCGGCGCCCTGTGGTGCTCGCAAGGCGCGCTGAACCTCCCTGTGCTCGCCAAGTGGCCCACGGTGGCGAAGCTCGGCGACGCCTTCAAGGGACAGCCCGCGGTCATCATCGCGCCGGGGCCGTCGCTGTCGCAGAACCTGCACCTCGTGAAGCAGCTCAAAGGCCGCGCGGTGCTGATCGCCTTCTCGCGCTGCCTCGAGATCCTCAAGCCCGCTGGGATCGTGCCTGACTTCGTGGTCGTGCTCGACCCGCTGGATCTCACGTACCACTTCGACGGGTACGACGCGCGCGAGATCGAGTGCCTGTGCGTGGGTATGACGTGCAACCCGCAGTTGTACCGACTGCCCGTCAAGCGGTTCGCCAGCTTCTCAGGAAACGCGGTGATCGAGGCGTGGCTGTATGACCACCTCGACGGGCCCGACACGTGGCTTGATACCTCGTGCTCGGTGGCTACCACGTCGACCTCGCTGGCTCTCAAACTGGGCTGCGATCCCATCATCTACGTGGGCCAGGATCTCAGCTTCCCCAAGGGCAAGTATTACGACAAGGGAAGCCGCGACGGTGGCGCCACGCTGCAGAAGATCGAGCCGCTGAGCGCCGAGGATCAGGCGGAAGAGGATCGCATCCTCAAGACGCTGGGAGCCCTTGCGCAGTGCGGGGATCAGGCCGCTCAGATGGCAATCCAGCGTATCTACAGCGAGCGGGACGTGCGCGAGAACGGCAGCGACGTGGCTGGGTTCAGCGCAGAAGCCAAGGAAGTCGAAGCCACGGGCAAGGCTGTGCTGTCGAGGATCGGCCGCGTGGCCAAGGTGCCAGGCTACTACGGCGGCAAGGTGCCATGCACTCCCTCGTTTTCGTGGGTGGGTGAGTGGCTGGAGAAGCGCGCGCAGTTGCAGCCGTTCGGCCGCATGATCAACGCCACCGAGGGCGGGCGGTACATTCAGGGCATGGTGCACGCGCCTCTGCAGACCGTGATCGACGGTGGCGAGGTCAAGAGGGGCTCTGAGGTCCACGCTACGCTCGATCCGCTACCCGATACGCCCGTGGACGTGCCCGGCGTGCTCGATGGCATCTGCGAGGCTCTGGATACCGACAAGCAACGCGCCGATCTGCTCGCCATGTCCCACGATATCCGCGACTCCATGACCACGGCGGGCGCTGCCGCCTTCCACCTCGACAACGCTATCGACAGGCGCTACCCCGCGCGCACGCTCCGCGGCCTGGAATCGTGGATGGTGGACGCCATCGCGCCCGCGTCCATGTGGGCGAGCGTGTGCATGCAAGCGCACACCGCCACGCTCACACAGCAGATGAACGCGACGGGCGGCGATGACGCATGGCGCACCGCGCTCGCGGATCTGTGCCGAGCGGTGGACACGACACGGAAGATCGCGCAGGCGTGTTTCGACGTGGCGATCGGTGAGATGGAGGGCGAGGGATGATCCACGCACCGCGAGGCGATCACAAGTGGAAGCCGTTTCAAGAGGCGATCCAGTGGTCTAGCAAGCCCATGTACCTGCGGCACGCTGACGGCGACTACATCGGCGTTGCTCAGATGGTGGACGCCGAGTGGTGGGAGATCACGAGGCACGCTGACGGGGCTGCAGTGATGATCAAGCCGATCGACGTGGCGTGGGAGTGCACGCCCGTCGACATGCTCGCCCTCTTTCGTCACGATCTCGCAGCCTACGAATCGGCCATACGCGCGCAGTTCGCAGGCGACGGCACACCGCGCAGGGTGGACGCCATGCGGGACAGAATCCTGTCGTTCGTGTTCTTCGGTGGCGACGCCAACCGGCTCGATGGCCCGCGCGTGTGCCCTCGGTGCGGCGAGGAGCAAAACCTGCGATCGATCGACGGGGACCAGTGTTGGGATTGCGACTGGGACGAAGCGCGCGACGGGTTGTGGAGGGACGAATGATCGATCCCAACTTCCACGGCCGGATCTCGCCGTCGCCTGAGCCGCCGCTCACGCCCGCGGACATCGCAGCAGCGTGGGGGGACATCACCGCGCCCTACGTCGGCAAGCCGCTGTACGTGTTCGATCAATACTTCGGACTCGGCGCGATCGAGATGGGTAGCGCCCGCGAACAGACGTGGTGGACGTGGGTAGATCGGTGGTTCAAGACGCTCGCCCTGCGCCAAGCGTGGGCACCGGGAGGGGAGGGGATGCCGTGACCGCCGTAACCCTCACCCCGCTCATGGTCGCCGTCCTGATCGACCTGTGCAAAGGCGGCATGTCCTACGCCGAGATCGCCACCAAGCACAAGATCACCGATCCCGACTTGATCCGCAGGTGGGCGAATCTCAAGTGTTTCAAAGAGGAACACGCATCGCTTCAAAAGGAGATCCGATCCCAGCGTGCCGCGCTCATGGACCACGCAAGCATCCTCGCGGCAAAGCACCTCGTGGCCACGCTGGACGACGACAGCGAGGACAAGACGGCGGACAGGAACACGGCAGCGCAGATCGCGCTGAGGAACACGAACGAGCAGCCAGGCGAGGTAAGCATCACCATCGAGCCCCGTGGGATCTTCGCCGCACCGCCGGATGAGTTGCCGCCGGTGCCGGTGCTGGCGTTGGAAGAGCCCGCCGACACCGACGACTAGCCCATGCACATCGATCGCATGTACACCACCCGCGGGCAGCTCGTCACGCCCAACCCCGTGCAGTGGTGGATTCTCGAGGCGTTCAGATCCTCGCGCGTGTTCGACATCCTCGTCAGCGGTGGCCTAGGCGGTGGCAAGACGGCGGTAGGCGCGCAGGCACTCGTCGAGACGGCAGCGCAAAACGCCAACATCACCGACGGTGCGCCGCTCAGGTACGGCATCGTCTCGCCGAGTTTCAGCCAGCTCAACCGCGTGACGCTGGAGGCGTTCAGGGGAGTGTGGAACGCCATGAACGATCAGAAGGGTTCGTCACCGCAGGCTTTCTCCGCATGCGACAGCGTGATCCGGTGGGACAAAAAAGAGTGCATCATCTACACGAAGCTCGGCGCGGAGTTCGTGTACGGCACAGGCGACAACGCAGCCCGCGCGCTTGAGGGAAGCGAGTTGACCGCGGCGTGGGTCGACGAACCGGCGCTGTGCAAGGAAGAGACGCAGGCGCGCATCCGCGAGCGCTTCCGCCAAAACGTGTTCGGGCCGACGGGCGCCACGATCCAGGGCATCATATCCACCGGCACGCCTCGCCCGGGATGGTCCCTCGCGTGGCTGCACAAGACGTTCGGCAACCTCGACGACTACACCCCCAACGGGCTGCGCAAGTGCCGCGTAGCGCTGCCTACGCGCTTGAATCTGCCCAACCTGCGGCCGGGGTACCTCGACGAACTCCGCAGCATGTACAGCCCGCGCATGATGGAGGCGATGCTCGAGGGCAAGTTCGTCGTGCTCACAGGCGCCGTCTATCCCGATTGGGGCGAGGGCAGCGCCGTAGACTACATCCACGATCCCAAGCGCGAAGTCATCATCGGGCTAGATCCCGGCTACCGCCGTGCGGCGTGGATCTGCACGCAGCCGACGCACGCGTACCAAGCCGGGCTCCCGCTGATCGGGACCGAGGGCTGGACGATCTTTGACGAGATCATCACAGCCGACACCGACACCGAGCGGCAGACGCTGCAGTTACTCCAAAAGCCGTGGATGAAGGGCCGTACCACCATCACGATCGCCCACGATCCCGCAGGCGTGGCGAAGCAAAGCGCCGTGGGCAAGTCGGACATGGACATCATCAAAGACACGTGCCGCAAGGCGGGCGTCAACGTCGTGTTTAGTTGCTCCCGCAAGCCCGAAGACCACGCGATCCAGGCGAGGTGCGAGCGCCTACGCGCGCTGATCAAGTCGGCTGACGGCGTGCAGAAGATGACGATCGCGAGGCCGATGCAACGCAGGCAGTACACGCCGGGCGAGGATGGGCGCAAGTCGGTGGGGATCTACGAATCGCTGCTTGAGCAGCCGTTCAAGGACGGCAAGGACATCCCAGACGACTCGACGGTGTGGAAGCCGTGGACGCACTCGGGAGACGCGCTGGGCTACCTCGCGGTGTTCGTGGCGCCGATCTTCGCGCACGACGATCAGGGGTGGAAGGACGCGGCTGAGGAAGGGTATGAGGAGCGGGCGTTGGGTGGTGAGATGGGCGACTTCGGTGGGGATGGGTTCGGGGTGGCTGACTTCTAGTTGACGCGCCGATCCTCGTGCCCCATACTTCCCCCCGTGAGTCCCGAAACAACCCCACATTCGATTTCGTCGCCCGTCGCTTCGGCGCCTTCGGGACTCACACGTCGGAGCGGCGGCGGCGATTTGTGGGAGGCATCGTGCCATCTTCCGTAAAGTACAGAGAAGCTGCAGCGTCCATCGAGGTGGTTACGCCCGATCAAGCGTCGGGCATGCTCAGGAGAAACACAGGGAACCGTCCGCTGAATGAGGCGCGGGCAATGGCGCTAGCGCAAGCCATCATGCGCGGCGAGTGGGTGTTCAACGCGCAGAGCGTAGCGGTAGGTACGGATGGGCGACTTCTCGACGGACAGCACCGCCTGCGGGCGATCGAGATCAGCGGCATCGGCGTGCCGCTGCTGGTATGCAGGGGGCTCCCCCTGCTGGCGATGCGAACAATCGACATCGGCGCGAAGCGCACGAACGGCAACATGCTGCGGGTGCTGCGCGGGATGAAGAGCGCGAATCAGGTGGCAACGGCGGTCGGGCACCTGTACAGGCTCCTGATCGGGCCATCGGCGCTCACGAGGTACCAGATCCCAACGCCAACCGAAGTCGACAGCCTCATCGACGAGTATCCTGACGTCATCGCCGGGGTGGAGGTGTACAGAACCGCAGCGTTCCGCAGGCTCACGAAGAGGACAGGCGCGTTCGCAGCCCTCTACGCTCTTACGATGCCGACGCTCCCGGGCGAAACGGCGGAGTTCGCATCGCAACTCGTGAAGGGCGTTGATGTCGCGTCCCCCGTCGCGCACCTGCGGAACTTCGCGCTGGACATCAGGTTGAAAGAGAGCAGCAAGATGGGCACCTATCGGCGCGTGCCGAACAAGCAATTCATCGGGTGCATGATCAAGGCGTGGAACACGTTCGCGCAGGGGAACGAGATGAAGCGCCTCTTCATGACGAAGAGGGAGAAGTTTCCCGCCATCGTCGGCGGCCCGGGGTGGACTGCGCCCAACGGGGACTAGTCCATATCCGCCATCGGGGCGACTATCCCGATCGTGATCACCCCTCGCTCGCCTACCCCCGAATCCTCGTCGAAAAGATCAAGCAACGCGCGCGCGATTGCGCGGCGGCAGAAGACAGGCGTTGCCTCGTTGGCTAAGATTGCATCGACAGATCTGATGTAGGCTGCGAAGTCTGCCAGGGAAGGGAACGGATCTTCATCCACTACCAACCCCGCCCACAGGCGCACCGCTGCACTCCACCTCAAGCGCCCGCAAGCCCCGCTCCATCGCAAGCCGCAGCACCTTCGTTCGGCTCGACTTCGCCCACCTGTTCATCTCGTGATAGCGGGCCACTGACGACACCATCGCGCTCGCCCTTGCCACGTGTTCACGCTGGATCTTGATCGGCATCGTGTCGTCGAATTCCATGGGCGCCCTCCAAAAAACCAAGCGGTAACCGCCCGCGGTTATTCCGCGCACCCATCATAGCACGCGGGTAACGCTATCCCCAATGGCAGCCGCCACCGTCACCCGCCACGTTCACACGAGGCGAGCATCCTCACCACCCGCGCGCAAGCGGCAGCGCCCCTCCATGCGGATCTATGAAGACGGCGACGCGTTCGCCGAGTTGGAGCGCAGGGAGTCCAACGGCCAGCCAATCGGGTGGAGCGGCACGGAACTCGCGGGCGGATACTTCACCGGCGTCGATCCCAACGCCGAGATCGACAACGACGCATGGCTCGGCGACACGTCTGCACCCGGCTTCGGCGAGCAGATGGCCAAGGAAGACGGCGAGGTAGGCGCGTCCGTTGACGAGTGGATGGAGGCGGTCCAGAACGCCCCGTGGACGGTGCAGCCGGGAGACGCCGACGACCCGCAGCAGCACATGATGGCCGAGTTCATCCGCCGCATGCTGTTTGAGGTGAGCGAGACGAGTTGGGAGACGAATAGCCGTCACCTAGCGCGCTCCGTGCTGTGGGGCTGCTCACCGTCTGAGATCGTTACCGGGTACGTCAGCGACGACGAGACGCCGGTGTATGAGCAGGTCAAAGAGCCGGGCCGCATGGCGAAGTGGACGCCTACCGGGCAGTTCGATCGCGGTCACTACGTGCTCACGGACCTCGCCCCGCGGTCGCCAGCATCCATCGAGCGGTGGTTGCAGGACAAGGAAACGGGCCGATTCGCAGGCATCGAGCAGATCGGCCGCATGGACGACACCACGGGGCTAGGTACAGGGAACATCGAGATCCCCGCCGATCGCCTCGTGCTGGTGACGTACGGCGGTGACTCCGGCAACTGGCAAGGCGTGAGCCGCTACCGCCCCGCATACATCCTGTGGAAGGCCCGCAAGGTGCTTCTGCGGATGCACGTGATCGCCGCTGAGAGATTCGGCGTAGGCGTCCCGAACGCCAAGGTAGTAGCCAAGCCCGGCGAGGTGGATGACAAGACGCTGCGCGACAACTGGGCCAGCGTCAAGCGCATGGTGGCCCGCTATCGCGGCGGCTCGCAGGCATGGATCGCCACGCCCTACGGGATCGACGTCGACATCATGGACACGGCGCTTCCCGCCGCAGACGCGATCCTCAAGCTGTATCAGGCGCTGAGCACCGAGATCCACATCATCGGGCAGACGCAGCATCTGGTGCAGGGTACGCAGTCCGGCAGCGGTGGCCTCGGCACGCAGGGCCTTCGCGATGGCCAGTCCAGCGACTTCCGCAACACGATCAATCCGCTACTCGACAGCATCGCCCGCGAGACAAACCGCCGACTCGTCAAGCCGCTGATCGATCTCAACTGGGAAGGCGTACGCACGTACCCGTTTCTCCAGGTGGGTGACGCCGCACAGCAGAGCGTCAAGGAACAGCTCGAGGCTTACGAGATCGGCGTGCGCTCGCGTGCGCTGACGCCGCAGCCCGAAGACGAAGACTTTTTCCGGCAAGAGTCTGGGTTGCCCGTTCGTGTCGAAGTTGAGGCCGAAGAGGAGCCGGACGAAGATCCCGACGACGACACCACCGACGAGCCCGAACAGCTCGCCGAGTGCGCATGCGGCTGCGGTGGCGTGGACATGTTCGCCGACATGCCCTTTGAGGCCGAGCAGGGTCGAGGCGCCGAGCGCGTGCGGCAACTCGCCGAGTCGAAATTCGACGACCGATCGAGTCGCGTGGCCCGTGAAGACGCCATCACCAGGATCTCGGTGGACACGCACAACACGATCCGCCGTCGCGTGCTCGAGCCGTATCTAGAGAAGATCGCGCCCGCGCTCGCGAGCGGTGACGCCGCTGCCATCGCAAGGACGCCGCTACCAGGCAAGCCCGCCCTCGTTCGCACGCTGCGCGACGGGTACCAGGACGTGCGGCAGTTGGGAAAGGCGGAAGTCAAGCGCGAGACGAAGCGGATGAGCAAAGATCCCGACTTCGCCGCCGACATCGCCGAGGCAATGGCCGAGTGGGCGCAGGACAACCCGTCGCTCTTCGCCGACAACCCCAGCGGGCAAGCCAACTCGGTCGACGACATCGTGCGCAAGGCGGGCGAGATCGTAAAGAAGATCGGCCTGATCGCCACGACCACCGCGTCCATGCTGTTCGGCCAAGTCGACGCCACGATCAACAGCTATCTGCAGCAGGTGCCCGTCAACGAGTGGGTGCCGTCCGCGATCATGGAGCGGGTGCAGTCCGTCATCACGCCGCGCACCATCGCAAGCGACGCAGTGATCCAGGACTCCAACAGCGTCTACAGCGTCGGCAGAGCCGAACAGGGGCGCATCGAGGGTGCTGGGACTGTCGTCTATACCGTGAACCCTGAGATCGGCATCAGCGGCCCTCACGTCGTGTGCGTCGAGTGCGAGGCGACGGCAGCGAGCGCGGCGAATCCGGCCGAGGTGGGAACGCCTCAAGAGGAACAGCTCATGGCGCCGAATCCGCTGTGTTTGTCCACGCTTAGCGGCGTGAACAACTGCTGGTGCACGCTGATCTATCTCTCCACAACGAGCACGGCGGACGCGGCCGATGCGGCGGGGCTGGCATGACAGACACGACCACAGGGCCTTTTAGGATCGTTGCTCTCGCGCAACTCGGCGAAGGCGAAGACGCCAACACGCGCTGGCACACGATTCTGACGGTAGGCACGAAGCACGGGCGCCCGATGGCTGGACCGTCCAAGGTCACCATCACGAAGGCGGATCTCGATGCGCTGGCAGCTGGCCGTGAGTCGTGCGATCTGCCGATCGATGTAAATCACGCTTTCGGCGCTGGCGACAACTCCGAAGAGAACACCGCCGCCCGCGGGTGGATCAAGGCGATCAAGCGCGTAGGCAAGGAATTGCGCGCGCTCGTCGAATGGACCGACGAAGGCGCGGAGTTGATTCGCTCAAAGAAGTTCCGGTTTTTCAGCATCGAGTTGGGGACGAAATTCGATCAGGACAACGGAGACGCAGTAGGCCAGCGCGTCACAGGCGGCACGCTCGTCAATCACCCATTCTGGGATTTGCCTGCGCTCGCGCTCAGTGAGGGCGCCGCGCAGTTCATCGAAACCGAACAGGCCAGCACTGACGCTGCGGAATCTACCGCGGAATCGGATGCCCCGGCCGCAAATGTGGAGGATTCGCAGATGACGGATCTCAAGTTGCTGTCCGAGGCATCGGGGCTGGACCTGACCGCGGACAACGCCAACAAGCTGCTCGCCGAACTGCGGGCCACGGCCGACAAGGTCGACGGTCTGGAGACCGAGCGCGACACGCTGAAGGCGGACAAGGAAACCCTCGCGGGTGAGATCGTGACGCTCAAGGCCACCAACGCCGAGAGCACCGCGGACGCGCAGAAGTACGCCGAGCGCATCGGCAAGATCGAGGCCGAGCTGGACGGCGAGCGCGAGCAGCGCGTGTTCGACCACGACCTCAAGCGCAACGCCGTGAGCAAGGCCGAAGCGGGCACCGCCGACGAACCCGGCATCGCGCGCAAGATCTACCGCACCGACGCGACCCTGTACTCCGAGGGCTACGGCGCTCGCGCGGACAA